ACAACAAGAAGATATTTTGTTGTGGCAATTCATACAAGATAAAGAACCATGTAAATCCATGAACCCTCTATCGCTTCTACAGATAGGGCATAATTCTTTTACTATGTTTATAGTATATTTAGTATCTTTCATTCCTCTCTCTCCGGTCTTTTATTTCTTTCTTCCGCAGTAGTTATGTCTGAAAAATTATTTGGTATAATATTCCTTCTTCTGTATTCTACAGGTGAAGATACTTTTTCCTTTCTTTTTGATACATAATCTCTAGTAGTATATATTCTCATAATACTAGATAGAACATAAGAACTAATTTGTTTCCAGTGGTTGCTTATTTGTTTAGTCGCTTCATAAGCAATCTGTTCTGCGGTCTTCCAATCATCCATATAAGAACTATTAATAGTAGCCTCTATTGCTTTTTGGTACTCTCTCCTTTTGTGTTGAGCGCCGTGATAGTTATTTTTATCTTTACTTTGACGGTTAAACTTTTTACCAGTAACCTTACTTCTACTACGGTTAGTTACTTCTGTACTATTCTTAGGGTATCTACCGGCCATTAAGTACCTCTCCTTGTCCCATCATCTCTCCAACATGGGCCTGTACACAGTCCTCTTGCTTCTAACCAAGAACACGAAGGAGTATTTTCATAATCCATCATACTGTTAATATGTTTCAAAGAAATATGGGGGTTAAAATCTCTCCACCCTAGAGTAGACATGAATTTTACCATCTTTTGTGCAATTTCATTCTTCTGCTCCCTCTCTAAACTCTGTGGATTAGCGAACCATCTTAAATTTTCTGCTAGGTGTTGTGCAAGAGCAATTCTAACGTAGTGCCTAGGATTCTCATGTGTTATAGCCTTAGATAGACAAGGGGGGATAGGTACTTGGTCTATACTTCCTATGTCACCATTAAAGTCACCTAAACCATAGGCTATTTCTTTAACAGGATTCTTAGCAATCCAATGTAGTATGTTAAATTCTTTTTCCTTAAAATAAATACCTAAGTCAGTATCACCTGTGAATGGGTCTAATAATCTATTCTCTAGTAACGGTTTAGTAGGAATTTTAAAATTTAAAGGGTCATCTCTAAATAACCGAGCATCTATATTTACCGCCCACTTATTTCTTTTAGGGTTAAAGGTATCGGGAATACGAGTAAGTTTCTGCGGATGCCCTACTCCATCTAGCGTAGGTAAGCCTACTGCTACATCTCTTTCGTACCTATCAATATGGTTAGCGATGCTAGTACCTTTGACTGACGAACTAAATAATTGGTGTACGTGAAAACCTCTACCTGTAAAGACTAAGCGTATGTCTCCATTAAGCCTATTAAGTAGCACTCCTACGTCGCGTTTAACATCTGCTAGGCTACCACCCTCTACGATATCAAAGTCCCACCAAGCCCTATCCATGATAACGGATTCAGCATCCATTTTCCAAGGTCGTGTAGGGTGAGTAGAGCCGAAAGAATAAAGACTAGTATAACAAGATGCTTTGCCATTCAATTTATTTATATATGTATCGTACCCATCACGACTTTCACAAATATTACGACGAAGCCCTATCTCTCTAGGGAAATTTAAAAGCATAGTATCACTCTGTGATATCCGCTACTTCTTGTTGATGTCCACATTGACATCCACCAATAAGAATATTTCTAGGTTTAGAACCTGTCTGAGCGTTCACTTGAACCATCTCTTCAAACCCTTCCCAATTTTCATCATTACCACAATTACTACAAGTTATTTTTATCTTCATTATAATTCATCTCCTTCTATATCCCAACCATCAAATACTGCTTCCATTAATTTTATAAATTTTCTACTTTTCATATCCAACCACCTTCTTTTATATTACCTGTCAATTCCGCTTCACAATTAAGGCAAAACTCACACCACAATGGACAAAAATAGTCACTCCAATTCATAGGCCACTGTTGGAGTCTAAGTGACGATATAGTATCTTTTAAAGATTCCGCAAAGGAGTTTATACTTCTCTTTCCTATAGGCTCAAGAATGGCTATACCTTGTTCAGGACCTAACCATATTCGCTTACCTCTTTTATTACCTTCTAAGAGTAGTTTATCATTCCCGTCTTCCGGTATCTCATAGTCAGGGGAGATATATAAAAAATGAGTAGGAGTCTCATAGTTACCCATGAGTTCTAAAAGCCTATAGTAATAGACTAACTCCTTCCTAGTTCTCGCTAACTTACCCATGTTCATTTTCCCTGTTTTTAACTCTATAATAATATTCATACCATTACCTGTCTTTATCAAACCGTCTATGATACCAACCCACATAATATCCTCACCTTCATATACTTCGGGAATTTCATGTTTAACTTCTGACTCTATAACTTCCATACCACCCAAGTCATGTGCTAATTGGTGTATCAGAATAGAGAGGGATTGTATAGCAGGGTCATCTACTATACCTAAAGTACTAGCAGTTTCAGTTATAGCATTAGGTCCTTGTAACAAACCCTCTTCCATGACAGTATGTACTAAACCACCACGTATCATGGCCTCTGATGCAGGAGGTCTAGGTAAGTCCGCTACATAATTCCAATAGAATTTACGAGGACACATCATATAGGTAATCAATGATGACTTACTTACTCTTAGAGTAAGACCGTCGGTAGGAGCATAAGATGATTCTTTTGACATTACTTTTACCCTCTATTAATTTAACTCTCTATATTCACATATCTATATACAGTGATATCAGATACTATACTAGACTCTATCTCTTTTACTTTTCTAATCGCTTGTTGAAATTGATTAGGTGGAGGGCAAATTCTAGACTGTCTTAGAACTTTATGTTGGTTAACTATAGAACAAAGATTTGCCTCATTTATAATTTCACTATAACTCTTAGAGCCTATGTCTTTTTTAGACAGGTACTCTAAAACACAACGTAGCCACATAGTATTTTTTTTCTTTCTAGTATTAGACATTATTCTTCCTCTCCTTCCATTACAACCACATCACCTACGATGTAATCGTCAAAATCAATCATACTATTAGCCGCAGGATTGTGTGGTAAACCCATCAACTTACCTTCTTCATTACAATAAAAACGCCCACCATTAGCAGTAGTTACACCTTCTATGTAACCACCTACTGCTTTCTGTAATTCCTCAAGTGGAGGATTCTTACCCATTTGCTCAATAGTTCCATCTACTTTCAATAGGTATGCCATTATTCTTCCTCTCCTTCATCCCAATCTGCTATGGTTGTTTGTGTACCTTTGTATAAATCATGTTTACAGTTAGGGCAATCATCACTCTGTTCTAACCCTTCTAATTTAGGACGTAGAACTTCTTCATTACAGTTAGCGCACTTTAATTTCTCTAAGTGGCCTTGAGAATCTAAGAAAGTATATAGTAAATGATGTAGTCTCATTAAATCTTGGGCTACGGCATTACCGAAACCATGAAACTCACTTTCTATCTTATCCAATCTTCCATTTATTTCTGCATCACTCTTTCTCGACATATATACACATTCCCTATGACGGATATAAAGGTTATTACACCCATATTACGTTATTTACGCCTCTTAAAGCGTTATCTAACGGTTGCATATCCCATTTCATCATTTCATAGTAAGGTTGAATTTTCTTTATGATGAATCTTTCAACCAATTTACTATAACCTATTTCATATAACCCATCTATATCAGAGGGGTCATCGAATGCTATATATTTACCGTTAGAATTTATAGTTACTTTAAAATAAGAGCCAGCCCTATACCCCTTTCCGAGGTACTCATTGGCCCAAGCCGCTCCCGCGCTAGGACCGGATAGAACTTTGTAATCACTAAGATTCCTTTCTAGTTTACCTTTCATACATAAATCATTAGGGTCAACTTCTTTATTAATTACTTTTAAGATGATAGTATTAAGTTTTTCAGTAACAACTTCTTCTCCCTCAGAGGAAAGAATCCCTCCTATAACATCTTGCATACATTTCTTCATTACTTGTGGCATTCTTGATTGCTTCATTTCTATACCTTTAACATACATCTTAGCGTCGTGGTAATGACCATCAGTCCATGTAACATTACCAGCATATCTATTCTTAGCCATAAGAATCATACTAGAACACCACTTCTCAAACTCAGTTTCTATAGGCTCCATACTAATATTTATTTCTGTAAGAGCATCCATACCTTCTTGTGGGGAAGGTATCAATACGAACACACTGTCTGTATGTCCATAAATTACTTTAAAGCCAAAAGATTCTACCTCTATCTTAAGTTTATCTAATGTCTTTCTAGATGTATATGTAATAGCCGATGCTACTTCGGGATTATATAAACCGTACTTTGCATCTCCCGCTACTCCATACATAGATGCTACAAGAGATTTGCAAGCGAACTGCATTGTATCCCACTTATCAAAATTAGTAGGGTCTGATTTTACCAAACCTTTGAATTTATTCCTAAGTTTAGTCATGTAATCCATCTGTCTAACTAATAACCCTTTACTTTCAAGGTTAAACTTTGTACCATTACCACAATCCTGTCCGTTCTCATCAATTGTATCCCAAGAGATGTTATACAGAGAAGCATTACTGTGGTACATAGCCTTAATATCTAAGATGCCTACATTTTTATACAAGCCCGAATTTACTTCCATAACATTCGCTCCTATATAATCTATCTTATCAAACTGGGGCTTAGTAGGTATCTGTACATCAAAAGACTCATCCATCAGAGCAAGGTTAGTAAACATCTTAGTAATGTATGGGGTAGAGCGGATATCACACTGTACTACGTGTTGTAGAGCAAGGTAATATTCTATAGCATTTACTTTAGAGTCTAATTTAGGTAGAAGTCTTACATCCTGCCTAGCATAATGTAAATACAAAGGAAGGTCAGTAAGATATGTGTCGTGACCATCGGGAAGTTCAATCTTCTTTTCTCCCAACGCTTCCCAAGCAACATCATCTAATTTATATGAAGGTAATTTTCCATTCTTTAATTCCCATAACTTAGAAAATGCTAACATTAAATCTATACAGTTTCTTCCTGCTATAGGTTGCGCCCAATCTCCAAACTCATATCTTATCTTATTAAGAGGAGATAATTGGTAGGGGGCTATGTTATTTTTATTACATCTTTCTATGATAGTTTTTATATCCGCTCCTGTTACATACCACCCTGTAATAACATCAGGGTCTTGTTGGGACATAAGTGTTAAGAAACACTGTAACATTTCTGCTTCGGTAGTAAAACCTTTAGCACCATTCTCATATTCGTAGTCACCATACTTATAGAAGACCTGTGTTTGGTTTAAATTACTATCAACAAACAGTACGTGTTCTTTATTAGTATATGAATCATAGAAAACTATTATTCGCATAGCATTAGTCTTAGGGTTCCATTCACAATCCAAATACCAAATTCTATGCTCATAGTTAGGTATAGGCATCTTACCTTCCTGCACTCTATCTATCATAACTCTATTACTAAAAGGTATATTGCCTTCCCATGTAGGTAAGCCGCTATCTCTAATTGCTTTTAAGTCAAAAGTAGAGGCTACTACAATCTTAGTTAAGTCCTCTCCTAAGATTCCTTTATAACCACCTTCCTTTCTGACGGCATTAAATCTATAAGCGTCATTACTTTTAACGAAACAGTAAGGCCAATGCTCACTATCTGTTATAGTTTGTCTATTATTATTAGCATCTCTATATCTTATGATAACTTGACGCGCTTTGTTGGTATCTACAATCATAAATATCACTGTTTGTCATTGTGCCCTCTTGAGCGTGTTTCTATATTGTGTTTGTTTAACCACTGATTGATAGCGGTAGCGGATACACCAAATTGGTCTGCTATGTCTGCCATAGTTCTTTCCTTCTCTAAGTAATTTTCTATTAACCATATAGGGTCACGGTACATAGGGTCTAATTCCTGCCTAACTTTTACACTAGCCACATACTGCTCTCCATTAGGACCATCCCAAGAGATAGTAGTAGTACCTCCTGCTGAGGGTAGTAATACATTACTCACCCTATAAAAATCTAAGTCATCTCTACCCTTACCTAGATAGACTGGAACTGTTGTTTGATATCTAGGCATTATAACACACCACTTTGAAATACGAAACCTTCTTCGGAAGATATAATTAATTTATACCCTTGCTTTTGTTTAGTAAAATCTAGTATGCTTAATGTTATCTCTGTGTCCATTAATTGTGCTACGTTATCTAGACCACCTTGAAACTTACAGTTGTACACAGGCTCTTGGCTAATGGGGGAGTCTGATTTAAACAATTCTGTTTCAGTCTGCCCTTTCAATTCTTTACCTGTAATAACCCAAAGATGGTTGGCATTCCATGACAATGTAAATTCATTTAGTTTTTGGTTGTTCATGTTATCACAACGTAGTGCTTCAAATAAATCAGTAGAATCAAAAGTCCATTGGTGACTAGGTGATTGATAACCCCCTGTGCTAAGTTTGTAATTACCAGTAATAGGATTTATTTTTTCCTTTAAAGCAAGAGACTTATCGTTCCAAGTACCCAAAGTAACATTACTGTGTGGAAACGCTAATGAGTCCATACTACTTTGTATAGTAGTAGTTTTGTTACTAGACTTAATGACTACCTTATTAGGAACAGAATTACTAACCTTAATCTCGTAAGAAATAGTTAAATTTTGACCGTGGTATTTCAATACTCCCAGTAACATATTTATATCAGATACAGGGATAGAAGTATCCTTAGTAGGACCTCCTAATATAGTACAGGGTATATCAAAATACGATACACTAGTTAAACCATCCTTTACTAAAGAGGTAGTAGACATAATAGTAGGTAAGTTAAATGTATCTGCAACAATATTTAATACACAAGAGTGAACTTGAGCAATACTTTTACCGTTAATGTTCTGTAGTCGTTGCGTTCTTTTTAGTAGTTGTTCTAACTGAAACTTATCTACTGTAACTCTTAACGCCATAACTCTCACTCTTCCGCAAGGAAGGGTAAGCCTAACCACTCTATCTTTCCATTCTTTACTGCAAGTATTTCGTGAGTAGAGCCTACATGTTCCATGTTAGCACCCTTCATCTCTTCTACAGTACCACGTACCGACCACTCACCATCATTTAGAGTTCTATCTCCTTTGACACCTGCGGCCATGTCAGCCTTCTTCATGTATCTTGATAGGAATATCTGTTGATTGAATTTACGCATAGTACCTCTTTCCCAATCAGGTCTTTCACCTACAGTCATTAGAACTTTCTTACCAGTTCCATCATCCATATATTGTTGTACACCTTTTAGGTGGAAAGTATAGAA